GTCACGTTGCCCGACTTCTTGAGGCCCATGATGGTCTCTTCGTAGTCGGCGGGGCTGTCGTGCGTGGTCGCGTCGATGTCGTCGCGCGACAGTTCCGGCCCCTTGATGTCGCCGACCTCGGCGATGGTGCCGAAGCCGTCGATGGCGAGGATGGTGCCGTGGCTCTTGGTCGCGATGGTCATGTTGCCTCCTCAGTGTCTCGGTCGAACAGGGCCGCGCTCTTGGTCATACCGCCTCCTCATCGAACCACGTATACGCCTCCACGATGACCCGCCACAAGGTCTCGTCGGCCCCCGCGTCTGCATCCATGACCGAAACCTGCTGCGCCGCGAGGGGCGCGGCCACAAGGGCTGCCCGTAGCGTATCAGCGAGCGCCTCGGCGTCGTAGTGGCTGAGCGCCCAGCAGTCGAACTGCCAGCGGCATTTCATCAGCCCGCCCCAGCCGTCGTGCGACTGCGCCACCGGGTCGGTGAAGACCCGCCGGTAGACGACACAGGGCAGGCGGTCGTGGGGTGTGTAGGGCGTGCCCTGCGGTAAGCGCACCGGGAAGATGCGTTCCTGCACGGCCAGCGCCAGCGGGGACGCCCCCCCGTTGTAGAGGCTGTTGAAGAGGTCTTCGCTGGGCGTCCGCATCTCACTCCTCCGGTAGCGGCGCGTTGAAGGCTTCGGTAGTCGTGCCCATCTGCGCCCCGATGACACCCTTGGCGCTGACCACGGCTCCGAGTCGCATCTGCAAGACCTTCTCGGCCTCCTCCTTGCCGCTTTCCCACGCTGGCCGCATGTAGGGATAGGCGGGCATGTTCACGGTGCCGTACTCGACGAAGGCGGCGTAGTCGGTGGCTGGGGCGACCTGTGCTTCGTCGCTGGCCGTCTGGCGCGTCTGGATGCTGTTGTTGAGGTCACCCGTGCGGCGGTGTGGCCCGCCGCCATGACCGGAGGCGTACCACTTGGCGCGGCGCTCGAAGACGTGGCAGGCGGCGATGCAGGCGCTGGCGCGCTGGTTCCCCATCGCCACGCCAAGCCCGGTCAACTGGCCCTTGAGAATCTCGGCTCCGATGATGCGCGCCACTACTGCGCCACCTCGCGCACATGCACGGTCAGGCAGCCAATGTCGGGTTCGGGGTCGCCCCAGACTGCGCCCACGATGGGCTGCGGCAGGGGTGTCCCGAAGCGCGCCGTCAGGCGTACCATGTCGCGGCGCGTGACGAGAGTGCCCACATCCACCGTGAGCTTCCACTCGTTGATGGAGACCGTGAAGCGGTCACCGGGGGTCTCCATGACCTTGACCTGCTCCCAGATGCACGGTATCTCGTCGCCCTCACCCCAGACCGTCAGCGGGGAACCGTCCACGTCGAACGATTCGCCGTAGCTGAGGATGACGCACTTATCGGTCCACGGTGGCGTGACCTCTGCCGCCATCGCCGCCAGCTCACCGGGCTGTGGGAAGACGCTCATCAGAAGTCACCCTCGTTCTCGACGAACTCGCCCTCGAAGACGCCCCCGTGTGTGGGGTCAGGGTCGATGAGCAACGAAGGATAGCCACCCCACTTGGACTTCTGGGCCTGCTCGGTAGCGCGGTCGATGACCAGCTCGACGCAGCGCATGGGCGCGAGCGAGCGGAAATGGCGGGCCTGCCGCAAGGCGTGCGTGTAGAGCTGGCTGCGCTTGTAGGTGGCGTTGCCCGCCGAGCCCATCGAGAAGTCGTAGCTGTCGACCTCCTTGGCAGCCTTCTCGTCCCAGATGGCGGCAGCGGCGCGGTGCATGTCGTAGGTCGGCGTCCAGTCGGTGGCGGTGGGGGCGTTGCCTGCGCTGTCGTCCAAGGGGAAGGTCTCGACGATGGCCGCGAGTGTGGCGTCGTCGTAGTTCGCCAACTCCGGTTCCGCGACCATACGACGCAGCTTGGCAATCTCAACCGTGGTCATCAGTACACCTCCAGCGTACCCGAGCAGTCGGCGGGCTTGAGGCTGCCCATCTCCCACTTGACGTACATCAGGTAGAGGCCGCGCGGCAGCGTGATGGCTCCCTCGGGGCCGACGAAGCAGCGCGCCCAGAAGACCCCGTTGGCATCGGTGTACCACGAGCCCGGCGTCCACACCGTGCCGGGAGCGTCGCTGAGCAGATGGCTGGTCACGAAGGCGAACGACACCGGCTGCGCCACGGGGTTCTCGCTCGACGTGATTTCGACCTCTACGAAGTCGGTACTCGCCGCGCTCATCTTGAGCAGGCTCATCTCATCCTCCCGGTGTGGTTCTCGGTGCGCGGCTCTGGCGGTTTGCGCTCTGACGATACTCTGCTGCGCCCGGCGCGGGAAGCCCGCTGCACATGCTCGCCGCCGACCGCCTCGATATCGCTCTCGATGAACACCCACGCCTGCCCTATCTGGAAAGCCGAGGCGATACCGGCGGGGTAGACCACCTGTAGGTCGCTGCCCGCCCAGACCACACCGAACAGCTCTGCGCTGGCGATACCGACGGGGATGCGGGTGACACCACCGGGCAGGCGGTTCGGGCTGCCGAAGGTCTCTTCGCTGACGATGCCAGCAGCCTCAATGAGGTAGCGCAGCAGTTCGGCGGGCGAGCCGAACGCTTCGCTGCTGGTGATGCCCACGGGCACGCGCGTGACCGGGCCGGGCAAGCGACTCGGGCTGCCCATCTGTTGCCCCGAAGCGATGCCCGTGGGCTGGATGATGTTGGCCTTGACCACCGTCGGCGTGCCCATGAACTCGCCGCTGGCGATACCCGCGATGGCGGGGGTCTTGTTGGCGACCCGCGTCGGGCTTCCGACCTGCTCCGCGCTGGCGACGCCCACAGGCGAGCGGGTGACGTTGCCCTGCGCCGTGGTTACGCTGCCCACCGCCTCTGTGCTGGGTATGCCGGTCGGGGCGCGGGTCTGGCCGAGACCGCCGACGAGTTCTGCGACGGCGTTACCGACCGCCTCACCGCTCTCGATGCCGTTGGTCTCTCTCGTCACACCGCCGGGCGCGCGTACCGCGCTGCCGATGGCTTCCGCGCTGGCAACGCCGCCCGGCTGGCGCGTGACGGTGGAAACGCGATTTGGGTTACCAAACGCCTCGCACGACACCACACCCAAGGGCGACCGTTCCGTGTCCGTGTGGCTCGCCTGTGCGACCCCTATGACCTCTTCCGATGTGATGCCACCGGGGGCGCGCGCGATGGTCGCCTCGCGCGCCACGACCCCCACCATCTCAGCCGAGGCGATGCCGACCACCGGCACTGTGATGTTGACCTTCGGAGCACCGACGCTCTCAGCCGAGGCGATGCCCGCAAGGCTGCGTGTCATACCACTGGCCGTGCTCGGCACGCCCATCTCTTCGGCGCTCGCGATGCCTGTGGGCTGGCGCGTGACCCCGCCCTTGGCGACCGTGACCGTGCCCACGACTGCGGCGCTGTTGATGCCCGCCGGGGCGCAGGCGTTGCTCGCCTGACGGGCCGCCGTGCCGATGGACTCAGCCGACGCGATGCCTGCCGGGGCACGGTCAACGGTCATGGTGCGCGTCGCTACACCCACACTCTCAGCCGACGCGATGCCTGTTGCCAGAACGGGATACGCTGCTGCGCGGCTCGCTGTGCCGACAGCTTCCGCAGAGGCGATGCCAGTTGCCAGCCTGACGAGGTGCCACTTCACTGTCCCCACGGCTTCGGCGCTGGCGATGCCCCCCGCGTTGCCGACCACGTTCGCCGTCGTCCACGTGCAGGAGCCCACAGCCTCGGCGCTCGCGATGCCGGTGCAGATGCGCGTCACGTTCCCCTTGAGGGTCGTCGCGCTACCCATCGCCTCCCCGCTCGCAATGCCTGCGACCCCGAAGGCGTTGGCCGGGACGCGAGTCGCGTTGCCCACCGCCTCCGCGCTGGCTACTCCACTCGGAGTGCAGTTGACGTTGCCTTTGGCAGTGGTGGCCGTACCCACACTCTCGGCGCTGACGATGCCACTGAGAGCCCGGTTGACGTTGCCGGGGACGCGCGTCGCGGTGCCCACGGACTCGGCAGAGGCGATGCCCGTGAGGCTTCTCGACTGGTCGGTATGGCTGGCGGTCGGCGTACCCACGGCCTCGGCAGAGGCGATGCCTGCGGGCTGCGCGGTCTGGGCGATGGCGGCGACCACGGTGCCCACGGACTCGGCAGAGGCGATACCGCTGGCGTGGACGGTCTGCGCACCCGTGCTCCCACCGACGGTGTCGACGGTGCCCATCGACTGCCCGCTGGCGATGCCGGTCGGGATGATGCGCTGGTTGACCTTGCCCAGAAATGCCTTGCCGGTGGTCGCGGAGACGAAGTAGTCGGCCCAGAGGATGTGGCCTCGCCACTCGACCTTGTTCCAGTAGTACTCGGCGTCAACTTCGGGTCGCTCCTCGCCCCACAACGCCCCGGCGTTCCAAGACACGTAGACGCGACCCGGCAGGACGGGCTCGAAGGTCTGCTTGGCAGAGGCGGCGATGATGCTCTGATTGTCGTCGGCGACTCCGACCACGCTGTAGTTCTGCACCGTCGTCGAGGGCTTGTGCTCGGGGAAGGTCGCGCCGCTGTCGGTTGACACGTAGACGGTCCGGTAGCCGTTGATGACGATGACCGAGCCGTCAGCGTGGTCAACGTCGAGAGTCTCGACGTTGTTGACCGAGCGTAGATACCAGTTGGTGCCGCCGTTGGTCGTGACGTAGACACCGTTGCCGCTGAAGCAGATAGCCATGACCGAGCCGTCGTAGTCGATGCCAACCGTGCCCCAGTTCTTGTCGACCACTCCGGCGGGCTGCTCCTCGTGCCAGTTTGAGCCTTGATTCGTCGAGTGATACAACCGCCCGCCGTAGACCCCGGCGATGAGAGTCTGCCCGTCGCCACTGACAGCGCAGCCCTGCCAGTTGTAGCCGCTGGCGTCGATGGGCGAGACGACGTTCCAAGACGACCCGCCGTTCGTCGAGAGATAGAGGTAGGAGTAGCTGGAGGAGGTGCCGCCGATAGCCAGTAGCACCTGCCCGTCGTCAGAGCAGTCGGCCTCCAGCCAGTAGCGATGCACGCCCGCCCCGGCAGGCTCTTTGAGCGTCCAGCTATCGCCGCTGTTCGTCGAGAGGTAGAGGTGCCCTAGGCTGTGGTACTGACCAGCGAGGATGACCGAGCCGTCGGCATCGAGGCCGAGGGCACGGTAGTAGGAGCCGCTTGACCCACTCGGTAGCGACTCGGCCCACGCGATGTCGTGGTAGACGAAGTTAGCGAGCAGAGTTGTAGCTGTGCCCATCGCCTCTGCGCTGGCGACCCCGCTCGCCGTTCTTGACTGGTCGGTGTGGGTCGCCGTCGCGGTGCCCACGGCTTCGGCAGAGGCAATCCCGCTGGCCGTGCGCGTCTGCGTGTAGGCAATGTTCGGGGTGCCAACCTGCTCAGAGGAAGCGATGCCGCTGGGCGTGCGCGTGACGTTACCCTTGAGCGTGGTCGGACTGCCGATAGCTTCAGAGGAAGCGATGCCCGTGGGAACGCGCGTCGTGGTGCCGCCGGTCTGCGAGGCGGCAGCGGAGCCGATGGACTCGGCAGAAGCGATGCCCGTGGGCGTGACCACGTTGGTCTTGAGGACGGTCGGGGTGCCAATAGCCTGCGCGCTGACGATGCCGACCGCCGTACAGTGACGCCATGCCAGCAGGCCGGTCGTGCTGTAGAAGAAGCGCCCGTCGGCGAGTCCGCTGGCGGCGACGATGTAGATGCCGTCGTCGCTCAAGGCCAGATAGCGCATGTTCACGCCGCTCTGCACCGGCCCCCACTTCGCCCACGTCGCGCCGTCGCTGGAGCCGTAGAGGCAACAGTGGGCAGCGTTGACGGTGGAGTAGGAGCAGATGAGCCACGTCGAGCCGTCGCCGCTGATGGCGAGGCCGTAGGGATTGCCGGTGCTGGTGCCCTCGCCCGTGAAGTTCCGCAGCGTCCAGTTGGTGCCGCCGTTCGTGGTCGTCCAGACGCGCCCTACGTCAAACGACTGGTCTTGAGTGAGGCCCGCGATAATCTTCGTCCCGTCCTCGGACATGGCGACGAACCAGATGCCGGTCTCAGCCGAGCCGCTGGGGTCTTCTCGGTGCCACGCGCCCCCCGAGTTGACGGAGTGCCAGAGGTAGCCCGCTTGGTCGCAGGCCATCATCTTGGTGCCGTCGTCGGACATGGCGATGCTGCCCCAGTACATCTGCCCGCCGCCAGCAGAGGGGTCGATGGCCGCGCTCCATGACGTGCCGCCGTTGCTGGTGTAGTAGAGCCGCCCCGTGCCGTTCTCGCTGATGGCGACGAGTATGCGGCTGCCGTCGTCGCTGATAACGGCGTCGGCCCACGGCTTGTCGACTCCCGAGCCGGTCGGGTATTCCTCGTGGAAACTCGCGCCCGAGTCGATGGAGTGATAGATGCGCTTGTTGCCGTAGATGCTGGCCGCGAGGCGCACGCTACCGTCGGAGTCCATGCGCAGGACGTGAGGTTCGTAGCCCGTGGTGCCGAACGGCTGCGGGCTCATCGCCGCCCACGTCGCGCCGTGGTTGGTCGAGAGGAACTCGTTGACGGCGGTCGAGGACTTGTATCTCCCGGCTAGTACCACGGCTCCGTCGCCTGACACGCCAACCGACGTGTACTGCCCCGTCCCCGTGCCGTCTGGCTGGGAGGAGAAGCCGTTCCAGTCGTACCAATAGCCGTCGGCGGTGATGGTCGGGGTGCCGACCGATTCTGCCGAAGCGATACCCGTCGGCGTGCGAATCTGGAGCTGCATCTTGACCGTCGGCGTGCCGATGGCTTGCGCGCTGGCGATGCCGGTCGGAGTCGGGGTCTGGTTGTACTCTTTCTTGAGGCCGAGGACGGTCGTGTACCACGCCGAGTCGGTGACGGTCGCCATCACCGCCGGGTCTACCGCGCTGCCGGTGCCGCCGTCGAGGTCGTACTCAAGCGCCGACCAGCCATCCGTCCCCGAGGTCGTCGACCACGCCGCGTTCGCGTTGAGGGTGAAGTTGGCCGAGGCGCTGATGCCGTCGTTCTGGTCCATGCCCCCGCCAATGGCGATGAGGCAGTCGCCCGACGTGGAGGAGTACGAGGGCGGGTTGGGGTCGCCCGTGCCGGTGGCGGGCGTCGCCGCGCTGCGCACGCCCCCGGTCTGGTAGAAGACGGCTGTCATCCAGCCCGTGGTGCCGTTGCTGACGCTGTTCAGCGTGGCGTGCCCCACGTACCCGTCGTCAATCATCTGCTGCGTGAGGGCCACCGAGCCGACCCAGAGGTGGCCGTAGGTGGCGTTCGAGACGTCCTGCCCGCTGATGAGCGTCGGGCCGGTGATGCCGGTGAACGTCTTGGTCGAGGCGCGCGAGTAGAGGACGCAGACGGCGGTGTCCCCGACTTGGCAGGACGCGGGCAGAGTCCACGTTGCGGCGTCGGTGCCGTTAGGGTTGGCTGCGCCCCCGCTGTTCCATGCGCCTCTGAAGGCGACCGCCATCGGTCACCCCGTCTGTTCCCTCGCCCTCCTCAGAAGCCTAGAGCTTGAAGATGAACGGCGTGGTGGCCTGCCACTGGATGGTGATGTTGCCGCCGTTCGGCGTCACGGCAGTGAACTCGACCCAGCAGACGAGGTTGGAGGTGCCCGAGGTGCCCGACCACTTGTAGATGATGACGCCCTCCACGTGCGTCCCGCTGACGCTGGTGAAGACGATATCCTCGCCGTCTGCGACCCCGGCCACGCCCGTCAGCGAGCTGCTGGTGAAGCTGACCGGAGTGCCGATGATGGCGCTGGCAAGGTCGTCGTGGAAGTCGTGGGTGGCGAGGTTTGGCATGACGATGCCCGAGTCGATGAGCGCGCAGCGGTAGTCTTCTGCCGTGCTGGTGTACCAGTGCAAGTCGCCCTTGAGGAACGACGCCCTGCCGCTGTCGAAGAGTCCTGAAGCCATCTCGTTCTCCTAGTCTCGGGAGCGGGAGCCGAAGCCCCCGCCCCCGCTCTGTTCAGATGCTGACGAAGTAGAGCGTGCTCTTCTTCACCCCATCGGGCGTGGCGCTTGGCGTGTAGAGGCACTTGCTGATGTCGGCGGCGTCGTAGGTGACCGCCCCGGCATCGTCGCTGCCGTCGAACTCGTGGATGACCATGCGTGCCAGCGAGGCCACCTTGACCGGCAGGCCGTGCGCCTTCGTGACGCCCAGCGAAACGGTGTCGGCGGCGGTGACCGCACAAGGGATGTCCACGCTGCTCGCGGTCTTGAACGCCTTGACGCCCGCGACGGTGCCGTTGTTCGCCAGCGCGATGGCGTCGCTGATGGCGAGCCCGTTGATGTTCGTGCCGTACACCTTGACGTCACCTGTGAGCGAGCCCCCGGCCATCGCGCCCTTGATTTCCACCGGCTGCGGACAGGCCAGCAGGGCGCTCGCCAAGAGGGACAGGGCAACGGTCTGGCCGACGAGGTTCCACGTGGCCCCGGCGAGGTGCGTGTCGCGCGCCGTACCACGGTAGCCGCGTTGCACGGCGTAGGTCGGGGCACCAGTGATGCTCGTCACCTTCACGAGTTCGTCGCTGGCCGCGTCTTGCAGGATGTCGCCAACCGCGACACCCCCACCAGCCGTGACGCGGAGATTGTTGTCGGTGGCTAGTGCGCTCGCGAGGAAGGTCGCGCTGTACGCTGTCTTGGCGTAGGTCACGACCATCGTGATGGCCGCGTGGAGTCCCACGTAAGTCGCGTTCAGTGGTGCGACCTCATACTTCTGCAAGGCGCACGGCTTGAGGCCAACTATCGCCATGACGCTCCCCTCAGTGGATGATGTAGAGCACGAGCTTCTTCGTGCCGTTGGGCGTGCCGCTCGGCGCGTAGACGCACTTCTCCAGCTCGTTGTCGTCGTAGGTGATGGTGCCCGTGTCGGCAGAGCCGTCGAGCTGGCCGAGCAGCATGTGCGCGGTGTTGACCACGTACCACGGCAGGCCGATGGTCTTCACGGTCCCGAGGCTCACCGTGTCGGCGGCGGTGGTACGCAGCGGGAGGTCCATCGCCGTGACCGTCTTGAACGCCTTCACACCCGGCACCGCCGCGTCGTCGTTGAGGGCGATGGTGTCGTTGATGGCGGCGCGCTTGATGTTGGTGCCGTAGACCTTCACGTCCCCGGTCAGCGCACCCCCCGCCTTGACGCCCTTGACCTGCACGACCTGCGGGCAGGCCGCGAGTTCGGTGGCGAGCAGGGTGATGGCGACGCGCTTGCCGACCGTCTTCCACGTCGCGCCTGCGGCGTGCGTGGCGAGAGCGGTGCCCGAGTAGGCGCGCTGCACCGTGTAGATGGGCGCGTCGGCGATGGCCGTGACGAGGCACTTCTCGGCCTTGGCGTCGTCCTTGAGGATGTCGCCAATGGCGAGTTCGGTGCCCACCGTGACGGTGAGCAGCACGTCGGTGGCGACCGCCGTTTCGAGCACGACGCTCGTGCCAGCGGTCTTCGTGATGGCGGCGTCAAGGGTGACCGCCGCGTGCAGGTTGACGGTGCCGGTGTTGAGCGGCGCGACCTCGTACTTGAGCAGGTCGGCGACCTTGGCCCCCGTGACCTTGCCACCCCCGCCAGAGAAAGCGACCGGCGGTTCGTAGTCGACATTGTGCGGGTAGAAGCTCATGCCTCCACCTCTCTGCGGCTCAGGGCCGCGTGCTGAGAATGGGCCTCACGGACTTACGCCGTGAGCAGGGCGAACGGGTAGCGCGAACCCTCGGTGGGCTCGACGTAGTTGATGGGGTTCGGCACCTGCCACGCGAGGCGCATGGTGACGCGCATGGCGACCATGTCCTCCTGCGGGAGGTTGTAGATGATGGCCTTGGACGAGTCGGTGATGACGGCCTCGGTGAGCATCTTGTAGGTCATGTCCTGCCGGATGCTGTAGACCAACTGGCTGAAGTCACCAGCGATGAGCAGGGCGTGGGTCGGGTCGAAGACCCCGGTGCGCGGGAACTCGCAGGGCGCGCCGTCGAACTGGTACGAGGTCTTGTCCTGCGGAGTGTTGGTGAAGATGGGCACGCCGTCCTCACCACGGCAGCCACGGAACTTACCGCGCATGGAGATGGCAGCGATGGCCCCCGTGCAGAAGAAGCCCTCTTCCTCGATGGTGGTCACAACGCCGTCCTCGCCGAGCAGGTCGTCGTAGAGGTCGACGCCGGTGCCCAGCGCGACCACGTTGCCTGCGGCGGTGGCCGAGGTCACGATGTCGTCGGGCCACACCGTGGGAGCCGAGTGACCGTAGAGCACGGCGCCGTCGAACTTGTTGCCGATGGCCTGCTCGATGAGCGGGCTGACCTCACCCCAGATGTCGTAATCGGCGTCGTCGAGGACGTTCTCGGGGATGGGCACGATGACCGCGATTTCGGCCACGTCGAGATACTTGTTGGCCCACGCGGCCTCAGTCGTCTTCTTGACCGCTGAGCCGTCGCCCTGCGGGGCCTCGTTGACGAAGTAGGCCACGGGCAGCGCGGAGAGCACAGGCATCCGCTGCTGGGCGCGGCTCATGTTCGGCAGGCGGCGCGCGAGCTTCATCACCATGCTGCCACTGGTCGGCACGTTGGCGATGATTTGCCGCGACACCTCTTCGGGCATGAGGGCGGTGGCGTCGCTGCGCTGGATGAGATTCGAGTAGTCAGTCATGGGGCGTTGACCTCCAAGGTCAGCCGGTACGCCCCGCGCTCCTTCTGATGAAGGCGTTCATGTCCGTACCAGTGGGCGCTTGACCGTTCGCGCCTGCGCCTGCTTGGGCGGCGGGCTTACGGGCTTGCGGCCAGAGGAGCGGATACTGAGCCTTGAGCAGCGAGAAGTCGGGTGCGCCGTTCTTGTTGAAGGCACCGATTTCTCTGGCCGCGAGCCATGCTAGGTCCACGTCGGCGATACCCTCTCGGGTCGCCAGCCGGTAGAAGTCGATGCGCGAATCGGCGACGCTCAGCTTCTCGCTGAGAGCGTCTAGGTCTGCCTTCGTCGGGCCACCCTCTTGGGCAGCGAGGTTCTTCAGGTCGCGCTTCAGCGTCTTGTTCGTCTCACGCTCGCGCTCGGCGGCCTGTCTGAGATTCAGGGTGTGGGTGTCGTACTGCTGGCGCGCCTCTGGCGGCTGGGCCTTGAGGAACTCGGCGAACTCGGGCGACGTGCCCGGCGGTGGGGTGTAGTCGTCGGGCGGTGGAGCCTGACCCGCGCCGCCTTGCGGTGGGGTCTGCTCGTTCTCGTCAGACATCGCTCCTCCTCCTCAAGCGGTGGGGCGTCTCGCCCTCACCTCGGGATTCTAGCACTTGCTGTGTCAGGGTACAGGTATCGCTGCTTCTGCGTTCGCCAGTTCGGGTATCCCGCCCAGACCGGCCTTGAGGTCGCGGATAGACGTAGCCCCGATGGAGCCCCCCCACACGGGACTCTCCGTGCGCGTTGCGAACTGTCGCCACTCCACCTCCTTGTTCTTGTACATCTCGTAGCGGGTGTTGCCGAGGATGCTGCGCTGCGTTGCCTCGTCCTCGCCGTTGAACCACTCCTCGCCCATCGGGAACTCCCAAGCTCCTTCCCAGTAGGGAATGCACGAACAGCGGCAGTTGGGATGGTCCTCGAAGTCCTCGTAGGTGGGGAACAGCTCACCCTCGGCGCTGGCGCAGCCCGCGCAGACCACGCCGTCCTGTGAGGACATGCGCTGATACCACTGCACGCCCGCCTGCCGGTAGCCCTCCAAGGTGGAGGCGCGGAAGGCGCTCAGCATCTCCGTGCGCGCGATGCAGTTGCAGCGCGCCAAGGGCATCCCGAAGCGGTCGTACATCTCGCGCGCCACGACGGTCGGGTTGTGGCCCAGCCCGACGCCCTCGACAAGCGCCGCGCCGATGTCGGCGGTGGTGTCCTCGGTGGCAGCGGCCAGCAACGCCGCCAGCGGCCCGCCCTGCGTCTGCCCCACCAGATGCTCGACGGCTCCCGCAGGCCAGCCCTCGATGAGCCCCACATAGGACTGCCCGTACCCGGCCCCGGCTGGCATGAGCCCGCTGGTCTCGATGGCGTTCATCTGCTCGCGGGCGTTCTCCATGCCAGCCTCAAGGAGGTAGGCTTGCTGGGCGCTGATAAGCCCCTCGGCGTAGGGCATGAACTCAGCCCACTGGGCCTCCATCATCGCGGCCATGCGCTGGAAGCGTTCGAGCTGGTAGAGCTTACCGACCCCCACGGCGTCGCCCGCCTCGGCCATGCGTGTCACCTGTTCGGCCAAGCTCTCGAAGTCGGCCATCAACCGCGCCGCCAGTTGCAGATAGCGCGTCGCCATCGCCTCCATCGTGGCGGTCTCACGTTCAAGCAGCAGGGCGCGCCACGCGCGCTCCACCTGTACCACCTCGGGGAGAGCCATCTACCGCTTCCTCAGCCACCAGAAGAACAGGGCGTTCCACACGAACAGCGTGATGAGGACGATGGCTATGGCCTCAAGCCAGCCCATCACTTCACCTTCTTGCCGGGCGTGCCGGGAGCGCCTGAAGGGGCTGTGGGGACAGCGGGGTATGCCCCCGGCACGCCTTTGTTGAAGCCCGCCAGCGCGCCCGAGAAGCTCGGAGGTGGCGGCTCGTTAGCCTTGTCGTCGTCAAGCTGGGCCAGCTCGTCTGGACCCCAGCCGATTTCACGCAGCGCCGTGCTCAGGGGCATCCCGGCGCGCACGTAGTTGAGGAGCGCCGTGGTGGTGGACACCGGCTGTTGCGTCTGCATCGAATCCCACGCGGCGCTGACCGTGCCCGGCTTCACCGGCAGGCCCGAGGCGGCCAGCATGAACTCGCCCAGCTCGCGCCACACCTGCCCGAAGAGTTCGCCGTAGTGCTCGCACTTCTTGACCAGCGGCGCTTCCATCGCGATGAGAGCTTCACCCGAGGGGTCGCCGCCCTGCCCGAAGAAGTAGTGCTTGGGGGTACGGCTGACGATGGCGATTGACGAGGCCAGCTTGTCCATCGCGCCGAGGTACTGGCTGATGTCCACGGTGGGGAACGCGCCCACGCCGGTCGGCTGTACGCCCTCGTCGGCGGGGGCCAGCGTCCACAGTTGGCCGGGGGCAATCTTGAGCTTCGACGTGTCCTGCTCGGTGATGGCGTAGCGTTGTGGGAAGGAGCCGAACTCGCTGGCTACCATCATGTCGGCCAAGAGCTTGTTGACGGCGTCCTGCGAGCTGAGCAGTTTGCGCAGCTCCCCGCCCGGCCCGCGCCGCGAGGTGCGCAGATGGAACACGGGGATGCGCTCGTGAGGGTTGTCTTCGACGGGCTGCCCGTCGCCGTCCACACCCCCACCATCGAGGGGCTGGAACGCCTTGCCGCTGCGTGGATTCTTGGGGCCGTACCAGTGCTCGATGCGGTCGGCGTAGTAGAGGTTCATCAGGGTCAGGTCGCCGTGCCGCCACCACTTGGCCGCGAACTCCATCTCCTTCGGGCGCTCGCGGTCGTAGAAGACGTGCACGAGCCTTGGGTCGTTGGCGTACAGGTCGAAGCCGCCCTCGTCGTCAGGCCACGCGATGAGGAAACCCTCGCCCGTGACCAGTGCGTCCTTGTGTGCATCGAACGCCTCTATCTCGATGTCGGTGGCCGCGCCCAGCTCGGTGAGCCGCTTGCTGGCCGGGCCTTCCTTCTTGGGGGCCTTCGGGTCGGCCATGCCTTCGTCGACCTCAAAGCCCTTGAACGTCAGGCGCTCCAAGGCGCTGTCCACCACGACCGCGCACCAGTTCTGCACCCAGCGCGCCTCTATCTTGCGGAAGATGTCCGCGAGGTGCTCGGTGGAGTAGACGAGCGGCTGGTTGCCGTCGTAGTAGGCGTAGAGGAGGTCGTACCGGGGCCTCTTGTCGGCGAGGGCGTCGTAGGCGCGCTCGATGTCACTCTTCACGGCTGCCACGTGTCCTCCTCGCGTCGTTGCCAGCAGTCTACGCCAAATCGCGAACGCCACCCACAGACGCCTCCGCGACTACTTACCCACACACCTTCACACCCTCGCGCCACATCGCGCGCCTGTGCCCCCTGCGGGGTCATCGGGCGGTACGGCTGGAGGCCGGTGGTTTGCCAAAGCCGCGACGCCCCACCATCAGCGCCCACATCCCCCAGACCAGCGCGTCTACCCGGTCGGGGCTGCCCATGATTTTCCGGTCGAGGTCGGGGGTGAAGTTGCACATCTGGTCTTCGAGCACGCCGAACAGCCCGACGTGGTGGACGCGCTTCTTCTCGTAGAGCGTGGACACCGGCTCGGCGCGCACGTACTTGCCCCGGCTGGCGTGCACCTTGCGGTAGCTCACGGTCGGGTCCACCGTCCTGATGACGCTCTCAATCAAGTCCCCCCCGTTGTTCGCCTCCCCGATGATGCGGTCGGCCTTAAAGCGTTCGTAGGCTTCGACCGCGATGCGCGCCCACTCCTCGGGCCTGTACCTGCCCGAGAGGTCGTCGAGCACGTAGCCGATGGCGGGGTCTTCGTCGGTGCAGCCCACGACCACGATGCCGGTCTCGTCGCTACCCGGTTCGCTGGTCACGGCGGGGTCGATGGCGACCACCACACGGGACATGGCGGGAGCCTCGCTGACACGCAGGTCTTCAATCATGTCGCGGTGCCAGAGCGCGCCCGCGATGTCCTCGATGATGTCGCCGTAGATTTCCTGTCGGCCAAGGTTCGTGCCCTCGTAGGCAGACACGATGTCGTCGAAGAAGCCGGGCGCGAGGTTGGCGGCGTTCTCGTAGGTGGAGCCGACCGTCTGTACCGTGGTCGACTTGGCGACCAGCCCACGGATGAGGCGTGTGGGGCGTGGTGTGGTGGTGACCACGACCTGCGGGTTCGCGCCGATGCGCAGCCCGAAGAGCAGCATGTCCCACGCCTCGGGATAGCGCCACGAGGCCAGCTCGTCACACCACGCCGCGTCGTGCTGCGGCCCCCGTAGGCGGTCGGGCTTGTCGGCTGAGAAGGTCGTCGCGATGGCCCCGTTGGGCCACGTCAGGCGGCGCTTGGAGGTGAGCCACACGGGCATGAAGTCGGGATGGGAACAGGCGAGGATGCCGCTCTCGCCCTCGACCACGGTGTCGCGCACGTCCCCGGCGGTGGCGGCGACCAGCGCGATGCGCTTCTTGCCCTCGACCTCCACCTGCCGCCGCACCCACTCAGCACCCGCCCGCGTCTTGCCGTAGCCGCGCCCCGAGCGCAGTAGCCAGACGCGCCAGTCGCCCTCTGGGGGGAGCTGAGAGGGACGCGCCCACGCCTCCCACGAGTAGAGGTAGCGCACCTTCTCTTCGGGCGACAGCTTCGAGAGCGCCCGTTCCAGCCCGGCGTCGGGAAGCTCTGCGAGGTCGGTGGTGAAGGGCATCAGACCCCCCGCGCCTTCTTCTCCTTCAGGCGGTGGGCTTGGTCGCGTACCAGTTGGTCGAAGCGCGCCGCGAGGTCTTCGGTGGAAACCGGGACCAGCGGTTCGCCGTTGGGGCCGCTGAACTCGCTGCGCTTCGGCGCTTCGAGCCCGAGCAGGTCGCTCAAGTCCTTCTGGCACATGCGGCAGCCGGTGAGGTCGCCCCGGCCCATGAAGCGGGCGTAGAGGTTGTTGAGGCGGTTGACGGCCTTGCCCAGCTCCTCGGCGCGTATCGTCTTGCTGGCCTCGGCGAAGCGTTCGTTGGCCGCCGCGATGTAGCTGTCGATGGTGCGCGGCTTGACGTTCCACGGCTTCTCGTGGGTCACGCCCTCGGGGTCGGGGTTCGCGGCGTAGTGTATGATTCCGCTCCGGCTCATGCCTGAGAGCTTCAGCTCGTAGACGCGAGTCACGCGCCGTTCGTGCTCCATCTTGGTCGGTTTGATGCCTGCCATGCCGCCCTCCTACCGCCTAGCGGTCGCGACAGAGGCTCAGGAACTCCTCACGCATTGAGGCGTTGTGCCTGAACGCGCCGCGCATGGCGCTGCTGGTCATGGTGCCTTCCGTCCTGATGCCACGCATCACCATGCAAGTATGCACCCCCCGCGCCACGACCCCCACGTTCTCGCTCTTGGTCATCGCTTGGATGTCGTCGGCCATCTGCTCGACGAGCCGCTCCTGCACCTGTAGTGAGTGCGCGTGCTTGTGCGCGATGCGGGCGAACTTCGAGAGGCCGATGATGTTCTGGTCAGTGGTGTAGCCACAGGACACGTCGCACCAGAAGGGCAGCAAGTGGTGTTCGCAGAACGACCACACCCGCATGCCGCTGACGACGACCAGTTGGTCGGCCTTGGTCGTCTCGAAGCAGGTGTCGAGCTTGCCGGGGTCGTAGTCGATGAACTCGTGCCACATCGCTGCCCAGCGACGCGGTGTGTCGCGTAGCCCTTGCCGGTCGGGGTCTTCCCCGAGTGCTTCCAACACGGCTCGGCAGGCGTCTTCCAGTCTGTCGCTGTCAACGGCCACGTTCGTTCCCCCAGAGTAGCACGTGCAGTTGGGGCAGCACCTTGACGGGGCTCATCCAGCCGATGCTCGTGGCCTCGCTGACCAGCCACTCCCAGCGCGTCAGGAGGTCGCCCAGCGGTTCCCCCGGTAGGGACACGACCGAGAGGGTGAGGGGGAGCTTGGGCAGCAGCGTCGAGAGGTGGTAGGCGAACAGCAGGTCGGCGTGGTCGAGCACGGCCACCTTCGTCTCGGCGCTGTAGGCGCGCCACGCCATGTGCTTGAGCCGTTCCCAGTCGGGGTCGTCACAGCCGCTCGACGGCGGCTTGGGACTCAGGGTCACGAGGTCGAGCGCCGCCAGCCACGGCGGGTCGATGGTGCCCTGCGTCTCGACGCTGATGAATCGCTTGCGGTCGCTGCGCAGCGCCCCGATGAGCGCGCCGCAGTCCTGTAGGCAGGGGTTGCCGCCGGTGAGCACGATGAGCGGCTCCGTCCCGGCGGGCTCGTGGACGCGCACCTCGGCCATGATGTCGTCGACCGTGCGTGCCACCCCCTCCCTCTTCTGCGCGTAGGGCGTGTCACACCACGAGCACCGCTGGTCGCAGCCCGCCAGCCGGATGAAGGCACACGGTCTCCCCGCCAGCGAGCCCTCGCCTTGGATGGTCGGCCCGAAGACTTCACTGACGTAGAGGCTCATGCGCGGTACTCGGCCCACGTCTTGCCGGTCTCGCTGACGCGCACCGCGCTGACCAGCGGTTCGGTCTCGTGGAAGATGTCGTAGAGGTCATGGGCGATGTTCTCGGCGGTCGGCCAGTTGGGCATCACGTCGTTGAGGCAGCGGTGGTCGAAGGTCGCGTCCAGCCACTCCTTCACGAAGCCCAGCCTGCGGTAGTCGACCACGAAGTCGGTAGCCGGTTCCAAGCTCTCGCTCTGGCACTCCACGACGACCACATAGTTGTGCCCGTGCATGTGGGAGCAGGGGTGCGTGTCGGGGAGGTGTTCAAGCACGTGCGCGGCGGCGAAGTCGAAGGTCTTGGCGATGGTGTACATCAGGCTCGTTCCCTTGCCCGCAGCACAGCCCGTGCCGCGTCGTAGTTGTTCTTCGCGATGGCGGGCCACTCCTGTACCCACGCCGCGCCGTAGCCGTTCAAGAACTCGCGCCAGTTGCTGGCCTTCACGTCCTGCCACTCCCAAGGGTTCGCGAGCAGGTTTTCATGGATGCCGTTGTTCGACATCGCGACCCAACGCCGGAAGCAGGCCATGCACGCGCCACAGCCCTTGACCTCTACGCCGTCGACCTCGTTGGAGTAGCAGGAGCGGCTTGCCAAGAGCAGCGCCCGGTCATCGTCGGTGGGGAAGTGTCGCAGGTAGAGCGCGACCAGTTCGCTCTTGGTCAGAGAGCGGAACGGAGCCGCGAAGCGAATACGACGGCCCTCACTGAAGGAGTAGGTCTTGCTGGCAAGGCGCAGGAAGCGGCCCGCCTTGTCACGCCCCGACTCGCCCGAGATGGCGGCGAGGTAGATGACATCGCTGCTCAGTACCGCGACCCCGCCGAGCATCAGGTTGCGCAGGTCGACGTGGGCGTTCTCGGTGTTCTCGACATCGGCCAAGAGCAAGCGTCCCTGCGGCTCCACATCAACGTGCATGGTAGGTAGCTGGCTGACGAAGCAGAGGTGCTTGAGGTGTTCCAACTGGCGCAGCTCCGCGCCCTCGTAGGCGTGCCCGATGGGGATGTACTGTAGCCGAGGTTCGCCCAGTAGCCGCCACGCCATGACGCTGTCCATGCCGCCTGAGAAGAGGAGCGTGCGGCGTAGCCCCGGCGGGAACGGCTTGCCCCCCCCGTGGTAGCGGTAGGGACCGTCACCAGCGTGCTTCAACAGGCGGTTGGCGTACATCATGGCTGCTCCCGGTGTGTCGAGTGGCGGTCGAGGTAGAGGTGGCTGGCCCATGCCAGCACGATGATGAGCGGTAGGCTGTCGTCGTGCAGCCAACGGTGAGCGCGCACGAGGGGGTGTGTCGCGGGTAGCCACTTGCCCCGCCACGCGAAAAGCAGGAGCACGAGGTCAGGTAGTACGGCTACGCCCGCTCCGAGCGCCATATGGCGGCCTACGCTAGCCATGGACGGCTCTGCCTACCGACGCCGTATCGCGCAGGTGTGAGCTGCTCTCCGCGAGGTACAGGCGCATGCCCTGCTGGGCCTTGGCGAAGTTGCCCCCAGCCCCCAGCCCGGCACCGTCTGCGAGGTAGAGGCTGACGCCTTTGCGTGTCACCGACAGCGGCCTCTTGACGCCCTTGCGTTTCGGTATCTCCACGATTCCCCAGCGTTTGCGCAGCCACGCCTCGGCCTTCATGTAGGAGAGCGCCGAGAGGGCGCAGTTCACATCGCGAGTGTTCTTGTCGCGGCGCGCCAGCTCGGCGGGGTCGAAGCCCAAGGCACGGATGCTCACGCGGTGCTTACGTGCCGCCTCGGGGTCACCGAGTTGCACGTTGTTGAAGCGCCCGCCGCGCTCGTCGAAGACCGGCACCAAGCCGTAGCGAAAGCCCGCCCCCCACGAGGAGGAGTCCACGCTGTACCACGGGAAGCTCTTGAGCACGTCCCAACTGGTGATGCCGAAGCCGTGCAGGGCGGCCTTGCCCTCGGCCATGCGGAAGCACTTGATGAGGTGGCGATAGACGGCGGGGGTGTTCGTCTGGGTGTTGCCCGCGATGCCCCCGAGGGCCACGTAGTCGTACTCGTCCAGCATCTGCTGGTAGACCGCCCACGGTTCCCCACCGTGGAACACCGGCAGGGGCTGGAGGCCGCGCCCTTCGAGGTAGGCTTGGTTCTTCAAGCCCGCCTCCACGTCCCCCTTCACGTCGAGGTTGGCGTAGACCGTGAACAGGCCCTCGTACTTCTCCAGCCAGTCGGCGTAGCTGGTGACATCAACCTCGCCACCCTGTGACCATGCCGAGTAAGCACCCGAGTCGACGAAGATGTCAGGGTAGTCGGGGGCAAAGTAGTTCTCCAGCGTGGCGCGCACGCCCTCGTTCTTGTAGTACCAGAACGAGAGCAGGATGCGCAGCCTCATTGGAAGACGCTGCGCGCGGCGGTGAGGATGCTCGCCAACCTCTCGTGCTCGCTGTCACCCTCCGCGAGGAAGACCACTTCGTTCCACAGTTGCAAGGTCTCAGGGGGCACCTTCAGGCGCAGCACCGGCCAGAAGTCGTCGGGTAGTGGTGTGCCGTGTTCGCGCTCAAGGTCGTCCAGTGATGGGGGCGCGCCGTAGAGGCTCACGTCGTCGAGCAGGTGGGCCATCTCCTCAGAGGTGAAGCCGGTCAGGGCGATGTCGTAGTCGGCGGCTTCCAGTGAGGTTAGGACGGCGGCCAAGGCGGCTTCGTCCCAGCGGCCCTGCACCTTGTTGAGGGCCACGTTGAGGGCTTGCTCGCTGGTCTCCGAGACATCGACTTCGATGACCTGTGTCGTCTCGGTGCCCATGTCCATCAGGACGCTGAGGCGCTGATGACCGCCGACCACATGCCCCGTCTTCTTGTTCACGATGATGGGGTCGACCAGCCCCCATGTCTCGATGCTGGCCTTCAGCGAATCGTACTGCGGGTCACCCGGTTCGAGCGCGACGCGAGGGTTGTACGGGGCCGGTGTGAGGTCGGCCAGAGCGACCGTTTTCATGGTGAAGTTGTCCGTCGTTTTCGGCACTCAACAGCCTCCTCAAGTGACCCGTTTTCAAGCCCGTTCTCGTCGCTTTCCGTCCAAACTACACGATATTCGTAGACCGCGCCCTGTCATCGTAGTGACGTGTTAGGCGCGACGACCCCCCTTGAGTGTGTGTTTACACTCCCGGCTCCTCAACGAGTGATTCCCTGCTAATGAGGGGTTTCTTGTGACTCCCATTTTCCGCGTCTTTAGACACCCCTTGACACCCTCTACGACCTCGTAGTGCCTCAACACAGCCGGTGATGCCAGCCTTTTCGGTCGATGAAAACCGCCTCTTCCATGTCGTCGGCTGTGACCTCTTGGGAGCACTTCCAACAGACGATTCGGTTGTCCTCGGTGGTCTTGTCGTGACGCAGATTTTCGGCTGGGCCGTAGCCCGGCGGCGGGCCTTCGTCCCACTCTTCCCAGCGCCGTTGATTGAGGAAGGTGGAGCCGTGAGGGCACTTGTCGCGTTCCCGGTAGCCGCGCTCCACAGCCCCCGACATCGAGAACGCCACCACGGCAGCGGCGGCGCGCTCGGTCGGTTTCATGGCCCGCCAGCGGCGCTCGGCCATGACCTTGCCCTGCTTGTTGGGGTACGCCTTCCAGAAGGCAGCGAAGCCGTTGCTGGTGGTTTCCTTGACCTCCTCGACCACGATTCCCGGCAGGGAATCCGTGAATGGTCTTAACCCATCCCCATCCCCATCCCCATCCCCATTACCCATACCCCCTGTTCGGGCAACGCCTAGGTCTTGCCCAGTACACGCCTTGGCGTGGTTTGGGGTACGCCTTGGCGGGGTGTAGTCAGGCGGTGGGTAGATGCTGGGGGCTTCCCGTGGGTGTGGCTTCTGGTGGCGCTCCCAGCCGGGGATGCAGATGAGCTGGTTCTCACCGTACTCGTAGCGCACGATGAGGTTGAGGTTGTGTAGCTCGTCCAGCAGGGCGTCCACGTCAAGGTCGGGGTCGTAGGGGAACAGGGTCGCGCGGATGCGTCGTGGGCGGTCTTCCAAGCGCCCCTCGCGGTCGGCTATCGTCCACAGGCCCGCGAACAGCAGGCGCGCGAAGGGCTGGCAATCGGCGAGGTCTTCGTCTTGGAAGAAGCCGGGCTTGATGTACCTGATGCGGCTCATCTGGGTGCCCTCATGTGCTAAGCTCCTCTCGTACTCTGGCGAGGGTACTGGTACATGGCGGGTCGGGCCTCGCGCCCGGCCCGTCGTGGCCGTTGTGGCCCCATGTTACAGGGAACGCCCGTCACCCTCACGCAAGATTTCCACGGTCGCCATGAAGGCCGCACCACACTCCACCTGTGACCCGGTGAAGCGCAGCACCGTCCAGCCCAACGCGGCGGCGGCGTTGTACTTCTCGCAGTCGTCGGCGAAGCCCTTACCCCGCTGGTGACGCCCTCGTACCCACTGACCACCCTCGACCTCCACGGCCAGCAACAGCGCAGGCCATGCGAAGTCGAAGGCCCACTTGCGTGCGGGATGGAAGTGGTACTCGCGCTCGGGGGCCGGGCAGCGTAGGGCCGCCACCTGTGCCGCGAAGAGGTCTTCCAGTCGCTTGCGCTTGGCCTTCCGCGAGAGGCGGGCGGCGTCCTCGGGGGTGTAGCTCACAGAGGCTGCTCGGTGAAGTCGCTGGGCGGCGCGATGAGCATGGTCTTCTCCTGCTCAGCCTGCTGCGCCATGGCCTCGTCGAACTCACGGACCAGCGCCTCGGCGGTGTCCAACTTCTCACCCGCCGTCTCGATGGCCTTCTTCGCCTTGATGACATCCTCGACCAACCGGGTACGGACCCGCGACAGCTTCTCGCTCACGGTCTCGGGGAACAGGCGCTCTGTCATGGTGCGCCAACCTGCCCCTCAGGAGCGTCGATGCCGTCGGGGGTGACGGTCTGCTCGGGGATACCTTCCTGTCGCCGCTCGCGCCAGCGTTGCCAGCTCAAGAAGAACTCACCAACGATGGCCTCGCTGAGTTCCACGAGCCCGCCGGTCTTGTCGTCCTCAAAGCTGACGACGCGGGTCTCCTCGTCGACCGAGATGCTGTGTGTGCCGTCGCCGTACAGTGTCTTCATGGGGTTCCTCTCAGTTGTTCTTGACCGCTTTGATGGTGGGCACGACCAGCCCGCTCGGGGCCTTGAGCCGGTTCATGCAGGCTTCACACAAGGGCACCCGGCGCGGGCGTACCTCGGGGCCGCTGGAGCCGTGGGCGAAGACCAGTTGCTCGCCGGTCTCGACCGTGACCTCGACGGGCTGCCCGAGGGGGCTGGGCTTGTAGAGGTCAATCTCGCGATAGCACTGACCACAGTGAACGTGCGGCTCGGTCATAGCGCCTCCCGTTCGGCTTCAATCACAAGAATAGCGGCTAGGCGCTCAGCCTCGATTCTGGCCGAGACACCTAGCCGCTTGTCGATGAGGTCGTGGTGGTGGACGCATAGGGGTATCCACTCGTCGGGCTCCCAGCCCGCTTTGCCACCACCCATGCCCCGGTGAGTAGGGTAGTGTGCGGGCACGCATCCGAACGCGCCACACACCTCACAACGTGCCCCCTGCGCGCTCTGGGTAGCAAGGCGGTGGGCGCGCTCGCGTTCGGCTTTGCCGCTGTTCACGGGCGCGGTGCCCGCCGGTCGCGGTCAGCGGCCATGACGCAGAGCGCCATACCCAGAACGCCGAAGAAGCCCCCGGCCATGAAGCCGACAAACACGCCCACCCAGAAGGTCATGGCAGATTCACGACGCGCCAGAGCCGCAAGTCGCTTGCGTGGTTGCTGACACGGGTGCTCTTCGTCCATCCGACCTTCTCCAAGACGCCCCGCTTTGCTAGCCCGGCGATGTACCCACCGACGCCATGATTGTTCGGCCTGCCGTCGGTGTCGGTTGGTTGCCCGATGTCCATCTCGATGTCCTCGGCGGTGATTTCGTGGCCCAGATGGTGCCGCACCCAGAAGTCGGCTTCGGTCTTCCAGTCCACCAGATGCGACTCAGCTAGGGTCTCCCCGCGAACCTTCTCGGCCTCGCTCAAGCGCCGGTCGAAGAGGTCGTGGAAGAGGCTCGTCTGGTCGAGTGTACCGCCGCTGCCCTTGTCGTCAACGCTCATCCCGCCACCGAACCTTTCAGCACACCCTCACCGGCGGCCAAGGTGACACGGAAGCCTTCGCGGTCGACTGCGACTAGAGGGAGGCCGGGGCGAAAGGGCGCGGCCCCTCGACGCGCCAGTAGGAGTACGCCTGCCCGGTCTTGATGCGCTTGGCCGTGCCAGCATCCATGAGCGTCTTCAGGCAGTTGGCGACATAGCTGTCACTGACCGCCTCCGAGGTCGTATCGGCGATGCGCTCCACGAGGTCACCGATGGTCAACGGTGAGCCGGGGTCGGTGGGCAGCACCGTGGGCAGCGCGGCCATGATGGCGGCGCGCTTGGGTGCTTCGTGCTCGACCTTGCGGGGCGACTTGCGTTTCGGAGCCGCGACCGGGAGGGCCGGGGTGCTCAGTTGCTTGACGAGACACGCGAGGACGGCCACCTTGACCGCCTCGGCGGCTTCGGTGGTGAGTCCGACGAGGATGTCGCCGGATGGGGCTTTGAGGTCGATTTCGTACATGCTGTGGCTCCTCTCAGAATGGCCGGTCGTCGTCTTCTGCGGCGACCTTCTGGTCGAGAGCGGTGTTGGCCTTGGCCTCGGCCCAGCCAATCAACTGCTCCCACTCGGGCGAGGTCAGGTGACCGAGCCCCGTGACGCCATCGAACATGCGACCCGCTTCTTCGACCACGGTGCGCGAGTCCATGTTCATGACGGTTGCTGCGTCGTTGAGCCGCTTGGCGTGGCCCATGAACGACTGTGCCCACTGAGCGGCTTGGGCCAGTTGCTCGTCGCTGGCGTCCTTCGTGGACTCCAGCCCGAGGTTGCGCGAGAACCACATGCGGATGACCTCTTCGGGCACCTTCTGCCCCCGGCTCACGGCCCAGAACTTCGCCAGCGCCGGGCGGCCCGGTGTGTGGTGTGCCCCGTTGCTGGCCCCGGCTGGCGCGGCTTGGTCGAGCCCGTGGGGGTCACGCTCGACCGCTTCGGCTTCCACGTCGTCCCCGGTCTCCAGCATGAGGGCTTTGAGCAGGGCGTACTTGACGGCGTAGGACATGGCCTTGCCCGGCCCCTTGTCCTGCTTGTCGATGCCGTACCCCACCGAGCGCACGACGCGCTGGTCTTCGGGCTGGTCGACGTTGAAGAACGTGGTCTCGACGATGAGCGTCGTCTGGTTGCCGTCACGCTCGTGTTGCACCACGGACGAGCAGGCGTAGATGCCGTGCTTGACCATCATCGGGCGCACGGCGGCGGTCACCGCGTCGTGGCTGACGAAGGAGAAGCCGCCGATTTCCTTGGGGGCTTGCCGGTCGCGCTGGATGTAGCTCAGCTCGGCCATCACGTTGAGCAGCCGCTGCTCGATGTTGAGCGCGGTGTCGTGTTCCCCGGCTACCACCTCGGAAGGGGGTCGGGTCTTGGCTTGCGGTGTCATGGATGCCCTCCTTGACGTTTGACGATTGTCTACAGCATTGTACCTACCGGGTGAACCACGCTACAAGCAGGTGCCCCGTTAGGTAGAGACTCGCGAACAGCACGGTCAGGAACACGCAGTAGCTGAAGACCCGCTGCTTGCGGTGTGCGCGACGGGCGAGACGTTGCGACCTCTCAGCCTCACGCCTCGCCCGCCATAGCCGTTCCTCTAGGTCGCTGTCCAACTGCCACTCCTCGTCGCTGTGCATGCGGTACATGGATGCCCTTTCGGTCTTAGGACGCGCCGATGCCGTACCGGGTGTCCTTCCAGTTGAGCGCGTTGAGGACCACCACGCAGGCGGCGGCGATGGCCGCGAACACGACCGGCTTCCAGTCAGCCCAAGCGAATGCGCTGAGGTTGGTGATGTCCGCGATGAAGGCCGCGAGGATGGTGCCTACGAAGACGCGCACGACGGTCAGAAGAATCTGTTGTACCTGTGCCATGTCACCTCCCCTCCGTACAGGTGGGCACGCCGATGCTACACCGTGACCCGCCCAAGGCACTAGGGCGCGATTTGGCGCGATGTGGGGTGTGTCCCGGTGTACTTACCCTCAGAGGCGTCCACAGACGGCAGAAGGGCCGCATGGTCAGGGCCGCCGGGAGGTACGGAGGTACACGACCGGCGGCCCCGAGGGCATCCAACCGCACGAGGGCGGCGGTGCCATTGTACTGCGTCGCTCATCGCTTGCCAGCTTTCGGGAACGCCCATGCCAGCAGGTCGTTCTCTTTCACCAGATAGCGACCGTTCGCGCCGCGTCGTGTGGCGGGTAGGTCGCCGTTACGCACCGCCCGCCAGACGGTCTCGTAGCAGCACTTCGCGATGGCTGCCGACTGTCGCAAGGTGTAGCGCGGCAACTCGGCTGGCCTTGTCTTGGTCTCACTCATCCTCCTCCTCCTCAGTCGGTGGTGACGACGGTGGTCATTTCGACCTCGAACGTGACGCTGGCCCCGAAGATGTCGGCGACCGTGCGCGTAGCGGTCTCCACGCCCTCGTCCTTGACGGCGGCTTTGACGAACGCCGTGATGGCCTTCTCGTCGGGCACACACCACGGGCGCGGTACGAGGTTGGAGTTGCTGATGTGGACCTTGACCACGGGCCGCGCGGTGATGCTGCCCGAGGCGGTGACGACCTCGGTCTCCAGCGGGGCCACCACCACACTCCGCGTCAGGTCGAGCACGGGGATGTCCTCGGGGGGCACACCGACCGCTTCCGCGAACTTCACCCGGTCGGCCTCGCGCTCACGCTCGCGCTGGGCCAGCACGTCGAGCGCCCTGCGCTCGCGCTCCCGCCGCTCGCGTTCACGCTGCGTGTTGTACTTCGTGATGGCCGCGCGCAGCCGGTCGCTGAGTTCCTGTACCGGGGCCACGCTGTCCTTGAAGATGGTGTCGAGGTACTTCTTGTGGTCGAGCAGGGGCTTGGTCATCGAGACGCGCAGCTTCTCGGCGCTCTTGAGCACCGCCGCGCAACGGGCCAAAGCCTCTGAGGCGTCGTGCAGGTTGCTCTCGTCAACCTCGGTCAGCCCCCCCGTCTGGGTGACGAGGGCGTAGGCGTCGGCCTTGAGCACGTCGATGTGCCGCGCCTCTACGTCACTGTTCTGGATGTCCGTCATGGATGCCCTCCGTTGTTGATGGTGGTCTACACACTACCATTGTCAGCGCGTCTTGTGGAATCTTGTGTGGTGGCTCATGCAGAGAACTTCACACTTCGCTATCTCGTCAATGAAGGCCTCCAGCGGTAGATAGGCCATCTTGGACACGTTGTACTTCTTCGTCGCGGGGTCGGTGTGGTGGTGGACCAATCTACCGCCGTGTGGCGCGCTGGCCCCGCAGCCTTGGGCCGCCCTCAGGATGCGCAGGTTCGCTAGGAACCACGCCAACTGCGGGTTCTGGGGTGAATACTCGTCCATTCAGTCCTCGCGGCGCTCGTCGAAGTCTTGGGGCTCGTCGTCGCGCGGGTCGGGGTGGCCCTCCTCGTCGGTGTAGACGCGCCCACACGGGCACAGGTAGTGGTCGGGCTCGTCCTTCGTGCTCACGTCCTCGGCGTCCTCCTGTGAAGCTCCGCACGCGGGGCAGCAGCCCCACGGGCCGAACTGGTCTTCACCGTAGTTGCCTGTTATCCAACGGTCGAGGCTCTCGCTCATGTGCCCGTCCATCACGCCTCCTCGTAGTAGCCGAGGAAGGGCATCGTCACGCGCCCGCACTTGGAACAGGTGGCGTTGGCCTCCTCGGAGATTTCGTCCAGCCCGTTGACGAGCACCGTGGGGTCGGCCTTGACGATGCGCCCACAGGCCGGGCACTTGCGCACGAACAGCCCGCCACCTGCGTACTGCTGGTATGGGCCTTCGGGGTCGTCCATCATGGCCTCTCCTTCATGCCGTCCATGACCTTTGCCACGTCGGCTTGAGCGGTCAGGGCGTTCTTGCGACCCGCGTTCAGAGTCACGACCTCTACCCACGCAAGGTCGAGAGCTTGCAGCGCCCTCACCGAGTCAGCAACGGTAGCGTCAAGGGCTTCGCTCTGGCGGTCCATCGCCTCCTCAAACCACGCGACCTGCTGCTCCAGCCGCGCCACGTCCTTGCGCAGCCGCTGCTTCTCGGTGAACCTCATGGCTCCTCTTTGCGTTCGATTTCCACCACGTCCTCGCCGCACGTCAGGCAGTACAGCGCCACGCTGTCGCGCTCGGTACGCATGATGGTCAAGGTGTGCCCGGCGTGCCACTCCAGCGCCTTGCGTTTGCTGGCCGGTGCCCCGTCGTATGGTGGGTACAGCCACTTCATGGTTCCTCCTCGTAGAGTCGGCAGGCGTTCCACTTGAGCCGGTGGTCGGTGCCCTGCCCGTGGCTCATGCCGCGCCACTCGCACTTCCAGTAGGTGCGGTTCGTGCGGTAGCTGGTCGGCACGATGTGGCGACAGGTCTTGCAGCGCACGCCCTCGGGGCCGCGCCCGTGCTTCTGCACCATCGGGTTTGGGTCGAAGTTGGCGCTGAAGTCACCGATGGGCAAGAGGGCTTGACCGTCCATCAGCGGTCCTCGTAGACGTGCAGGCAGAAGTTGTGCAGGTTCGTGTACGGGTCTTCGGGCTTGGGGATGGGGAGCGCGAAGCGGCACAGCGGCTTGAGCGCCCAGCACACGTCGCGCAGCTCATCCCACGTCGGGTAGCGGGCTTCGCACGACACGCTGATGTGCCACTCGCCGTGCTCGCGATTGCAGAGCACGTGCAGCCCGTTCGGCCCCCGGTAGGCGTGGCCCACGAGCAGCGGGTTCTCCAGCTCCCGCAGCTTCATCGGCTTGGCGAGGCTGAAGTCTTCGTTGGTCGCTCTCACGTCACTCCTCCTTGAACCCTTCGATAATCTCGGGCCAGTTGACCTCGGGGAGATTCACGCCGTCGCCGCTCACGGCCCGCGTCCAGTGCAGGGCGAGGGCTGTGAGCTTAGGCACGTTGTCTTCAAGGGCGGCTTCGCGGGCGGCGCGGTACACGGCCTCGTCGTTGGTCAGCCAGACCCAGACGTTCCACGTTGCCCAGTTGGTCCAGCCGTTGTAGTCCGTCACCCCACCTCCCAAGCCTGCGCGGTGAGGAAGTAGCTGTGCACCCGCTCGGCGTCGCAGTAGCCGTCAACGTCGTCGCCGATGTCCTCGCCAAAGACCGTCTTCGCGACCGCCTTCGTTATCCACTCGTCGTCCACACCGATGACCGCGACCTCTACCGTGGTGGGGGAAGCGTAGGTGCCCCAGCCCCAGACGAGGGACAGCGTGACGCCGTTCTCAAACTCGACGTGGATGCCCTCGTTGGGACCGTTGTTCTTACCGGGGTCAAGCTCAGCGAAGAGGGCCGCGAGGCCGTTCAGCGAGTCGCCCAGACCGCGCTTCGTGTAGGTCGTCACGGCGTCACCTTCCAGTACGCCGGGCCACCATAGGGCGGGGCCATGCCCGCGTCCTCGAACGCTTCCTTGACCCCACACTCGGAGCAGATGTCGGTCTTGTTGTCACGCCGCGAGAGGGCCGGGTACTGCCCCTCTCCGTCGTGCTTCTTCGACCACGGTGCCCCACAGCGGGGGCACAGGCCAGCGAGCTTCTTCATCGTGGTTCCTCCGTCTCGTTCTTGACGACCGGCTGGGTCAGCACCACCTCCATCTCCGTTGTCGCTTGCTGCAACTTGCCAGTCAATCTCGGGATGGCGGGCGCGGTGAGAGCGGGCCGCTTGCGCAGCCCGCTCCTGTGCCGTCTGCCCGCGCCAGCGGTACTGGATTGCCATGTCAGTACTCGCGCCAGTGGTTCTCGGGCCTCGCCAGATGGGCCACCTTCTCGTCCTCGCTCAGCAGGTGACCGTAGCTGGTGAAGTCCTTGATGTAGGTGTCGCCCATGTCGTAGCCGTCGAAGGTGCCGCTACCCTTGACCGCGCAGAAGCACGAGGCGTAGGGATTCTTGGCCTCACCCTCGGGGCCTTGATTGTGCTTGAGGACGCGCCACTCCCAGCCGGGTGCGACATAGACCTCGTAGGGGTCGTTGACCTTGCGCGTCTTGCCTTTGAGGTTCTTGCTCATCGTGGTTCCTCCGTGTCTGGGCAGGCGTGCGGCATCCAGTCAGCCACGCGCCATGCGATTGAGTCGGGGTTCGCGGAGCGGCCAGCGTTCGCCAGATACCACTTGCCCCGGTCGTTCTTGACCAGCCCCACGTCCGCGCCGCAGCGCGTGCAGTAGCCGGTCGGCACTGAGCCACCACGGCCCAGCGACTTGCTGTGGATGACCATGCCGCTGTCATCCGTCCTCGGGAGGAAGCGCCCGTGTTCGCGCACACACGGCTCGCAGAGGGTTTCCCACTTACCCGAGGTCTTGCCCTTCTGGACGAAGCCGGTGTAGGGGGCCACGGCGGCTCCGCAGAAGGCACAGGTGCCGCCGTAGAGGTTGCCCTTGATGAAGTAGCTCACGGTCAGGTCGGCCATGGCTACTCCTCGTCCCACGATTCGCCCGCGTCCTCGGGGCTCCAAGTCTGCGGGTCGCGGATGGCTTGCCCCGAGGCGTTGTACCACTGGCCGCACGTGTCGCACTTCCAGTCGCCGGGCAGGTAGCCGATGGCCGCGCTCTGGTTGAACTCGTCGTAGATGGGTGGCAACTTGCTCATCTCGTACCTCTTCACCGCGTCACGGTACTTCAGGTCGTTGGCAGCGGGTTGGTCTGGGGCCAGTTTCCGTTCGTAACTCACGACTCGCTTCCTTCCTCGGCGCGGGCGTCCCATGTCCAGAACTGACATCCGAAGTCTCGGCCACCATAGAGACGCAGCGCGATTTCGCGGATAGAGCACCCACGAGCCTTCCGGCCACACGTATCGCACCGACGCGCCTTCAGCGCCGCCAGCTCGGCCTCGGCCTGCTCTGCTCTCTCGATACACTTCGTGAAAGCGTCGCGGAACCCGTTGCGGTCCTCGGTCATGTTCGCCAGCGCCTCCTCGGCCTGCTCGGCACGCCGCATCCAGTCAGCACCGGCAGTGACCGACGCCTGCCCGAAGGCGACGGCCCGCTCGTTGTCGCGCTCCAACTCGGCGATGCGCTTGAGGTCGCGCGCCATGAGCGTCGCGGCATCCGTTGCGTTGGTCTCCAGCTCGGCGATGCGGGCGCGCAGCTCCGCTTTCGTTGGCGTTTCCGGGCTCATGGGCTCACCTGGTCTGCTCATCCCCGCTCCCTTCCTCGGCGCGGGCGCGGTAAGAAGCCACTTGCCTGTGGTAACAGGGGTCGGCCAAGGCGTCTTCTTTGGTCCATCCGCCTTCCAGCCACCAGTCAAGTACGGCCAGCTCTACCGCCGAATCCCGCTCCGCCAAAGCCGCCTGAAGCTCCTCGATG